TAGCGAAACATAAAGAGAGCCGTTCTGATTAACAACTTTTCGTGTGGTTGTGGCCTCTTTGCTCGCTAAAACTTTTTTTTCCATAAGAAAATCCTCCAATTTCTTAAGATAAGCACACTATTTCTTATTATTTAGAAAAAGTAAAGGGTGATTTTTACCCTTGCATCACTTTTTTAAGAAGTGTTATCGGTATGCATGGGCGAAGCATTATTAGAGTACGAGTTTTCTCCGACGATCAAAGATTTCATCTATTCAGAGAAGACCATTACCATTCTTATTGCCCCTCTGGGGGAGGGGAAAACTTTTGGCTGCATTGGGGCCATGGTTGCCCATGCTGAACGATGTGGTCAACCAATCCGGTGTGCCATTGTTCGTGATACTCTTGAAAACATCAAGTTAAGCATCGTCCCATCTATTCAAGAATTTTTCGAGAATCACCCTCACGCCTATCGTTTCAAGAATGAATTCAAAGAACTGACGATTTTTACTAATCCTCGGATAGACGTGGATCTGTTTGGCATTGATGATCCGGCCAGCTTGGGGAAACTCCAGGGGTCATCGGCCTACTCCCTGATCTGGTTGAACGAGCCGGCCCCCATCTCTGACAAGGCGAATGCCGGCCTATCAGAAGATGTTTACAACGTGGCGGTCATCCGGGCGCTCCGGAGGAAAGGCACTCCCGGGCGCCTGTTGGTGGATATGAACCCTGCTGATGAGGACCATTGGACCTATCGCCGGTTCATTGAAGAGGAGGACTTCGACCCTAACTTCCCCCTGGTCCAAAAGCAAGTATGGCATGTGCCTTACGGGGAAAACACCGAACTCGGGGAAGATGCTCGCCAAGCGGCAATGAAGATGTACGCCAACGACCCGGCCTCTTATGCCCGGTACGTCGAAGGCAAGTTTGCCAAGATCAAACACGGGCAGTCGGTAACCCCGGACTATCAACCGGCAACCCACCGGTCTCCCGTGCGCCTGGTTCCGGCCAAGGGTCTCGTCTCATTCGCCTTTTTTGATTCATGGCACAACCCCGCGTGTGTCCTGGGACAGATTACGCAAACCGGCCGCCTGATCTTTTTAAACACCCTGCGCCTGGAGGGGGGCGACATCCGAGCCCTCATACAAAACCAGGTCCTCCCCATGATTAACAACCCGGAATGGAAGGACAAGCCAAGATCATGGCGGGTCGGCGGCGACTGCACCATGAAACAGCCAGACCAGAGCAACATCATGGAGAGCGCGGCTAAAGTGGTGGAGTCGTTTTTTCCCGGAACGATTTTCCAGCCGGGTCCATCGAAGTGGCACCACATGAAGGCAGGCTTCACCTACGCATTGAATCACAGCATCCAGGGCCTCCCCGCGGTTTACCTATCCCAAGACAATCTTCTGCTCCACAAGGCGCTTGATGGCCAGTGGCACTATAAGACCGACAACTCGGGGAATGTCACCCGGGCCGAGACCGTAAAGCCAGAAAAGGACTCTGCCAGCCATTTCGCCGATGCCTGGGCCAATGCTTGCTGTGTTCTCCTGCCAATGGTGGACCGGAAGGTGGATATGAAGAAATACCGGGAATTGGCCATGAGGAACAAGGCCAGAGTGCAGACCTACGCGGTGAGAGGGGCGATGTGATGAATACCAGTGGCTACAGAGGCTGGTGGCCCCTGAAGTTCTTTGAAGGGAAGAATTGGGACGGCACCCCGAAGACCACGGAGGGGTTCCGTAACGTGCTGACCGGCCAGGAAGTGACCCCGGAGAAGGGGCACAATGGGGAGCCGCCTTACCCCACGGGAGATTTGGCCACTGTCCGCCATTCCTCGGATGCCTACCGGGAAGGTTGGGAGCAGATTTGGGGGTCGGCAAAACCAGAAGGAGAACGGTCATGCCCGCAGTGAGCAAGAAACAGGCTGTCGCCATGAATATCGCCAAAGCGGTCAAGCAGGGTGAGGCTACCGCCAAGCCCGGAAGTCCGTCAGCCCAAATCGCCGGGTCTATGAAGCCGGCTGATCTCAATGAATATGCCGGCACTCCCCAGAGGGGTTTGCCGATGCGCAAGACCCCCCGGGTGGTGAGCAAGGGCATTACCAAGATGCCCTTCAAGAAGAGGTAGAGAAATGGGCATTTTGGATTCCATACGCGGAAAGGCTGACGAACTGGACAAGACTTACAACCCCCTTCGGAAGGTTGCTGATGTCCTGGGTAATGCGGCTGACAAGGCGAATGCAGACCCAACCGGGCAGAAAGCAGCCATAGCTCGTGGGGAAGCTGCCAGACAAGAAGCTATTAATCGCGGTCGGGGAATTGAATCTGACAAGCCCCTTGATGTTAACGCAGACACCGGGGCCTCTCCGGGCGGCCCCCAAATAGTGAACAAAAGCATTACCAAGATGCCGTTCGAGAACGAGAAATAGAAGCCATGACCGAAGACGCCCAGGAGCTCGCAGAGCGCGAGCAGGCCACCCAGGCTTATGGCCGGGAGGACGAGGACTGGTTTGTCAAATTCGGGGAGGAATGTGTCCAGGCTTCAGTTGAAGCCATGCGGGACATTCGGCTCGAACAGCAAGAGTGTTGGGATGTTTTCAACGAGAAGGAACCCCCCAACTACGCCAGAAAAGAGGCTTGGCAGTCCCGGGTGATTGTCCCCAAGCCTTACATTACTGTGCAGTTTTTCTTAGGGGTAATCCGCAAGGCCTTCGACGCCGAGTTCCTGGCTATCGAAAACGAACAGGAAGAAGAGGCGGCTAAATTTTACCAGAAACTTATGAGCCTAATGCTCTCCCGGGCACATGCTAATTTTCCGATTCGCTTCACCGATGCCACCCAAATGGCGGGCGCCATTGGAACATCTATGGAGATGATCCCCAGGTGGGTCCCTGGCCAGGGGCTGGAATACGTCCTGGCGGCGCCCTGGAACATCCATCGCGATCCGGATGCCGAGGCCCGGGATTCACAGTCGGGGATGTATTGGGTTCATCAAGAATACCTGGACTATTATGTACTGAAAGACGGGGAGGATAAAGGTCTTTACCAGAATATCCCTGCTATGGGGCCGGGAACCAAATGGGGTGACCCCAAGTCCAACCCCAACCTGACCCCGGAAGAAATTAACCGGCGCAAAGATATGGTTTGGCACCGGTCCGGATCAAGATCAACGGTGCTGACCTCGGAGTTCTGGGGCACGATTCTGGACAGGCGGGGGGAACTGTTACTCCGTAATGCCAGATACACCTGGGTAGGAGATCGGGTGATCAGGGAACCCCAGGCCAGCCCCTACCCGTCGATCAGGTGGCCGGGGACCGCCTTTAGTCCGCTTCCGAATTTGCTGCGGTTCGATGGCCGGGGACTCATCCAGGGGATTAAAAGCCTCTGGTACTTTATGAATTCCCTCTTTTGTCTCCACGCCGATAACCTCAACTGGATCGTCAACCCTCCTTCAGAGGTTGACATCTCGGCCTTGGTGGACACTACGGATGTGGACAATTACCCGGGCAAGCAGTACCTCACCAGGGGCACGGTTTCCGGGCAACAGGCCTTCCGCACATCGGACCGCCGGTCTCAGACAGGCGACATCCTGGCCAACATGAATTTTGCGGATCAGCGTTTCAACGATGGCACCGGGATGACCTATGCCATGCAGGGATTACCGGGTTATCGGGCAGAGGTGACGGCTCGGGAATCGGCCCAAAACCTGGATCAGTCCAATCTCCTTGTGGGGCTGATGGGCCGGAATCTGGAGGACGGGGCGCTCAATGCCATTCACGCCGGCGCTGAGACGGTGGCTATTAACATCACCTATGAAGAACTGGCCCGGCTTATGGGCCGCGACGTGGCGGACAAGTACGCTGACCCGTCCGTCCCCACCGGCCTGCGGCTACCGAAATTGAATTCCGGGGCCTTTCGGGTTTCCGGCATTTCGGCGTTGCTGAAAGACCAGGAAATCCTTCATGGCATCCGAGACATCGTGTTGCCCTTAATGGAGAAAGGAAAGTACGGCGGCCTGTTTGACCCTTATGTGGAGCCTTACCGGCTTTGCCAAGCCCTTGAGAAACGCCTTAACCTGCGGGATGAAAAGATTTTTGTGGACGAGGACACAGCCGGGCGAGTGGCTAAATCTCAACAGGTTCAACAGGAGGCGGCCGTTCAAGCCCAGCAGGCGGCCCAGCAGGCCGAGGCCGTTCTAGTAGAAATGAAGGCCAGGTCTGAGGAAGCCAAGGCTGAGATGAACCTGGCTAAAGCGAAAGAGCATGAGGGCAAAGCAGAGCTGGCCCTGGCCAAAGCCCAGACTGAGGGCATACCAGAATCGGAAGGCCCCTCAGCCCAGCCCGGGGACGAGTTTCAAGGGAGCCTGACCCTGGCCGAGACCGAACTTACCCGGCGCAAGGCAGAAACTGAGGAAGCCAGGAGGCTATTGACCCTGGCCCAGACCGAACTGGCCCTGGCGCAAGCCGATGCCACAACGCACCCCCCGGCGGCGCCGGCGCCAAAACCAGCGACCCCGGCGTCAAAGGAGAAGTGATGTCCCTTCAACCTATGGGTGGCGGGATCGAG